TGGGAGATTTCTGCCTGGGCGAGAGTAATGTAACCTATGAAACCAAGCATAGAAACTGCTATTGATAAACGTATCATACAGTTTTCCGCAACAGTTTTAGAAGTCTATCTAACTCTTTTTGTTGTTTGGGACTGGGATTAGAACCAGCCTTCGAAAGAAGGATGGCATATTCTTTAGCAATATTTGACTGGTAACTCATTATACATTCCTCAATTTATGGGAACATTATACTATAATAAGTTACTTATGTCAACTACTTTTTGGACTTCTCGGACTCAATCCACTTCTTGGCTTTAGAGTTATCTACTGGTGCCTGAGTGAATTTAGTTGCGTCACGATAAGCACGGAGAGTCTCTTTCTGGTAATCCTTTCCTTCAGAGTTATCCACAACTAGGAAGTTCTTCTTACCAAACATCGTTTGGAACTTACCGATATTGCGTTGTACTAGTTTCCAGTACTTGGTCGCTTCTTTTTCGCCAATAGTACGTTCGCGGGCCGCGTCACGTTTGACAGCAGTTTCTACATCGGTGTTTACGAAAATCATTGCGACATCGTAACCTAGTTTCTTGAGTTCTTGAGCTTGTTGGGCAATCTTCTCTGGGTCTTTACCAGTACCATCGATAACCAAACCCAGACGACCTTTGATGTACATCGTCTGTTTAACACCGGTTAGGTTCTTTGCCTTACCACGGAGTTCTTGACCTTTCACAGAGAAGATGTTGTCCGGAGACATCTCCATACCTGCCTTCTTCATGGCATTCTCGAAGGCGTCATCGGAGTTAACAACCTTATAACCCATAGAAGTCAGACCTGTCTTACCGACGATAAATGACTTACCAGAACCCGGCCCACCTGCAAGGAAGATTGCCTTGAAGATTGCTGGGTCGTTAACACCTTCGTTTAGAAATGTCTTGAACGTTTTTACCACGGTTGAGCTCTCCAAAGTTGGAGGGCAACTTCAGCAAGTTCTGCTTTGCGAGAAGGGAGCTTACCCGTTCTACCTTTGGATGCGATATACTTTTTCAGTTCCGCAACGGTCATAGCAAGGAATCTTTCTCGTTGCTCGTCGACATCCATCTTCGCAGGGCCGGTGATAACAGTTCGGGTGTTACTCCCTCTTTTGCTTAACCATACGCTAACTAAGACTGCAATGACCACAAAAAGACCAATGGCAAATGTTGTATCGTTCATAGTATTTCTCCACAGTTATTGTAAATACTTATTTATTTATACGTATTATTAACTTGACTTTGTAAAAGTTTCGTACAAAAACTCTGCGAATATTTCTTGAGTCTTTTCGCCAGGATGACCATACTCTTTCATGTCATCAATATCTCTACATATAGAGTATAGATCTCTACCTCTACCCATACCAACACGACTAGTTGTTTTTAAAGACCCTATAGAATCTAACAACCATTTTTTGTAATCGGGCGTAGAATCTATACGAAGTTCGGTTTCGCGAATTTTTTTAGATGCATCGTCTGGGTGTTGGTCTGTCAATATGGACATAACGTTAGACCAGTTTCTTTTATGGAACACTCCCTGAATTAATTGTATCCCTGCGGCATCGCATATTAATTCTAAAGCTTTCATCTTACTGATAGTGTGCATGATGTCCGTCTTCGAGTCGTATGCAGTATTAAACCAATGCTTTATCGCGACTCTTTTTTCTGGACTGTATATCAGTTCGGTGCGCAACTGAGAGAATTGTGTAGTGTCAGTTTGACGACCTATCTTGACATCCCGGCCGGTTGGCATATATTCAACAAGTTCTGAACGTTGCCAAGCAGACCACACGACAACCATGTGGGTAATCTTGTTAGGGTTTTGATGCAGAAAATCCGTGACCTCACGAAATATCTTTTCGTTACATGCGCCACAGACACCACGGTTCTCGTATTCTAGACCCATCTTCCTAGAGAGTATTGAGGTGAAGGTAAGTTCCCAGTGAGTAGGTGGGTCTTGATCAAACCCCTCTAACTCGTCACCCCAGACAAAACTACATCCCGCAGTCAACAACATTACTTGAAGAGCTCCTCGTAGAGTTCAAACACTTCACCAGATTCTGTACGTTGTTCTTCAAGATTTTGTTTGTGATAAATGGTTGCGAGTTTACGGAAGTGTTTCTTATCTACTTCGTACTTCTCGTTGGTGACATCCACGATGTCTTTCATCAAATCTTTCTCAGCATCGATACGCAACATACTGTCAGACATTTCTCGAATCGCGTCTGCGACTTTCTTTTTATCTTCCGGACTCATTATGCACCTACCAACTTTATTCCACTAGTTGCTTCTGACCACGCGTCTGCAAAGTCACTACTTGTTTCTGTGCACAGTACGTACTGTTGGAAAGAAACCTTATCTGGATTCTCTTTACTTGTCATACAGACACCACGGGCAAACCCAATACCTTGTTCACCATGAATCAACATGCGCGGGTCTTTCAAAGTAACTGTACCATTACTATTCATTCCTTCTAGACGACCGACATACTCACCACTTACTGTAACTACAGTTACGATATCATTATTTTTCATTCTTCACTCTCAATTTCATCAATTAACATATCACGCATTGCTCTCGCTTGCGCGTCTTCGGGGTTATCTATACTACCATTATTTACAAACTTGTATGCTAGTGTAATGCGTTGACATCCCGCATAGGCGGCGTGCCAACAGTGTAAATCCTCTTCGTGTCCCGCACCAAAATAATAGTGTCGACATTGCCAGCCCGGCACGTCTTGTATTTTGGTTATTTTGTCAGTCTTCTTATTATAGTACTCGAAGTATCCGTCTCCGGTCTCAGACCACGTGAATAAGACTTGGTACGCATTCGCATCATAATTAGTGTGCCAACCAACAAACCCACCGGGCGGGTAATAAGAAAGCAATGCAGAAGTATGAGCACCAAGTTCCGATGCAAAGTCATACTTGACCTTCTGCATAAATCCACCCCACATTTCCTTATCTTCTCGTACCATCTTGGATATGGGTTGTGCAAAGTATCTATCTGGTGGGCCCACTAACACAGGGTATCTGGACAGACAGTCGTCGAGGTACTCACGGGAAGTATAGTACTCCCCCTTATGAATATCTTCGTACTCGTGATACGTCCAATACTTCTCATCATCATATGAGGGTTTAGAGAGCATCTCATCAGAAAAGCTATTAAGAATACTTAACAGTTCCTTATTTCGAATAGTCACCTCACTCATACTTAAATATCATCTCCATCCATAAATCTTTCGTTTGCTTTCTTTAAATCTTCGTCGGTAAGAACACCCATATCCAAGAGGTAAGTGACCGCTGCGTTAATCCCTTCTTGCCTTCCCATTCTCTTGCCTATCACATTAGCGATAAACATTACAACTAACACAAATGCAGTATGTGCGAGTGGATCCATTATGGACTCCTTATAAAGTGAAGCCGTCAAAGTTCATCTTCTCAGAAGACATTCGTTGGCCGGAGTTAGATTTATCAAATACTGGGCCATCATCTACTTCTTTATTTAGTGGTGAATTGTTTTGGTCGACATCAAACAAACGCATTTTGCTTCGGTCGATACCCACGACGAATCTTTGATTCATGCCGGGGTCGTTGTATCGATTCTTCAACTGTTTCACTAATATCTGACCATTCGCATTCAGTTCATCATTACTAATAAGGGCGAACATCAAGTCAGCAGTCGCTGGTAGACCGAATGATTCAGAGGTGTCTTCCAGTCCAACATCATCATTAGAATAACCAGAGCGAGTTGTCTGTGTTGCGGACACCACCGGAACGTCAAACTCGACAGCAAGACCTCGCAGTTCTTCTGCAATAGACTTAATATATGTATATGAGTTGATTGCACCGCCCATAGACTTCATTCTAGAAGACGAACAGATGTTCAGGTAATCGATAAAGATGATATCCGGTATGAACTTCTTCTTCAACTTTAATTCGTTTAGAAGGGCACGGAAGTGGTTTGAGTGCGCACTACCAGTTGGGTATTCCTTAATAATAAGTTTACCAGTAGTTTTATCAGCAACCTTCTTAACACGATCTGTAAACATATCTTTACTGAGATGTTCTAACTGGTCGATGGGGACGTTCAGTAAGTTAGCATCGATTCTTTCTGCGATGCGTTCTTCAGACATCTCTAGAGTAATATACAGAACATTCTTATTCTGACTCATTGCAGCTGCGGCAGCGTGACACATGAACAATGATTTACCAACACCAGTTCCCGCAAGAGCTATGTTCAGGGTCTTGTTGGGTAATCCACCTTTAGTGATACGGTTGAAATAATCCAAGTCCCATGGCAGTCTCTCCTCATCCATGTTGTAGAAGTCCCAACGAGAATCTACATTCTCCAAATAGTCGTGACCAATATTTGTATCGAACGTCACGGACAATGCTTTTGATAATACGTCGGGAATCGCGTTCTTGGATAACTCTTGATGTTTACCGTCAATGATAGAGATAGACTCCATCACTGCGTTGAATACCGCCCGGTCTTGACACCACTTCTCAGTGCGCTCTACCAACCACGTCAAATCTTCTTCGATATAGTTGAAGATGTCAGGGAGGATATCCATAGTGTGACGATAGTGTTCGTCGGACATTCTGTCTTCAGCATCTATCTCAATCTTGAGAGCTTCTTTAGAAGGAAGATTATTATACTTCGCGATATATGCAGTGAACTCTTCGAAGATACTTTTGTACGTACCCTCAAAGTATTCAGGAGAGAGGAAGGGGGCGACCTTCCTCATATAGGTATCGTTAGTCAGTAGATTCCGTAGAATCGTCTGCTGTAGATTGATGTCCGTCATTTGAATCCTTCTTATGTATTGAACCAGTTTCTATTGCTGCTTCCAAGATATCCCCTAATACTTCACTGGCAAACTCTTGTAGGTCAACATTGTCTATATTATACACACTTGGTTCGTCTGTGTCAACCACATCGAAGGAAAAACTTATATTGTTTTCTTCACCGTTGATTCGAACATTGTTATAACGGATTGTAACATCATTGTAAGGGGCACGTAACAAATCAACGTTCCACCCGTCAACACCTTCCACAATAACAGGAACTAATTTATAGTCTAAGTTCTCTGACGGTTTATCTAAATCTAGTTCTTTCATTATACCACTTCCTCAAGGATAGCTTCAGGATTAATTTCGCTTTGATATCCTATCTGATAAGTCTTCTGTAGGAATGTAGCAAAGTCACTTGTTTCAAAAATAGGTGCCCAGAACTCATTGGACAAAGTGTCCTTGGTACGGAACTTCTTGTCCTCGGCTTCAGTACCATGACAACGAGAGTACCAACCATTACTTGGTTTGATAACATATCCACCCGCCAATGCGACTTCGAGCAGACCAGAGTTCTTCTCAACACCACCATCCCAAGATACAGAGATTGGAATCTTGGACTTCTCTTTCACATAACGAGATTTCTCAATGTTAATTACAAAATCATAACCAGTAACTTCTGTACCAGTCTTGTTCTGTCGACGACCGATAATCCAGATATTGTCGGCAGAGTAATAGATACCAGTACCACCACTTACAACATCTTTTGGAAACAGACCAATCTCTTTATAAGTGTGATTGATTGCTAACATCGGGATGTTCTTCATTGCAAGATATGGAGTCGCCATACGGAACAGACCCTTCAGTGCTTTCGCACGTGACATATCCGCAACACCTTTTTCAGACAATGCATCGTCAAGTTCTTTCTTAGACGCAAGGTTACCGATTGAGTCAATAACAACGATAACGTCATCATCACGTTCCAACTCTTCTAGTTGAGATATCAAATCAAACTTCAGGTCTTCCACGTGTTTGATAGGCGTATGCAGTACCCGACTCGTGTCAATACCAAACTGTTCAAAATATGATTGTGGAGAACCAAACTCGGAATCATAGAATAACATGACCGCATCTGGTTTTGCGTTTAGGTATGCACCCGCCATCAATAATGCGAAGGAAGTTTTAAAATGTTTTGATGGCCCTGCGAGGACAGTAAGTCCAGGCGCGATACCACCATCTGTTGCACCGGATAACGCAACGTTCACCATCGGAACGTCGGTTGGTACCATGTCTTTTTCAGTAAAGAATTTACTAGTCGATAGTATCGCTGTCTCCTTTATCTTCGAGTTTTTCTTCAGTTTGTTCATTATTGACATTTTTGCCTCCAAAATTTACAAATGTAATGTTATTAACTTTTTCACGTTCATCAAGGTCATATTGTACACGAAAAGCACTGTTGATGTCAAGTACTTTCTCTAATAAATCGAAACTAGTTGTAGTCCCGTCTGCAAACTCATGTGTGGAAAAGTCTAAAAATGCCCTTGTGTCTTTAGGTAGACACGCTCCACCGAATCCACGTTTGCCATCAAAGCCCGGCACACGGGTATGCCCCATACCAACACGCTCATCTGCACCCACTGCACGGACGATGGTGTTGAAGTTGCAACCATATAGGTTGACCAAATCATATAACTGGTTGAAGAATGTAATCTTGGTAGACAGAAAAGAGTTTATCGAATACTTTACAAACGAAGCCTCATATGCAGTCATGATTCTATAGTCATCTGACTGACACCCACCGAAGATTTCGTATACGTCGATAAGTTCTCTTGTTGCAACTGGCATACCGCCAATGACATGAAACTTAGCATTTACGAAATCCGCCTTTGCATTCTTCTCCGTCAAGAACTCAGGGTTGTAAACGAAACGGTCTACTTGCTCCCTGCTCATCGAAGAATAGAGTCGGTCAATTGATTCTGGTGTGATTGTTGACTTAACCACTACCAGCGCGTCTGTATAGTGTAAACACCTAATAACCGAGGACTCTACAATAGTCGAGTCTACCGAACCATCGTCATTAGATGGTGTTGGCGCACATATAAAGATACACTTGGGATGAAGGTCTGCTGGTAACTCCGTTAGACTCTCAAGGTCAGTGTCATACTTTGGGTCATAGAAATTAAAGTCTACCAACGGATGAGCAAAAGCATACTCCACCGCCTGACCAACAAATCCATGACCAACGATTCCAATACGGAATCGAGAGAGGATGCCCTCTGGCATTATTCTAGACATTACTTAATCCCATTATAAGTTTTATACCATTTATAGAAACGTTCAACACCTTCAGCGATACTTACCTTTGGGACATAACCAAGTGCTTGTAACTTGTCAGTATTAGACCAAGTCTCCAGAGTATCTGCCGGATGTTTAGGTGCGAGGTTTTTAATAGCCTCCTTACCTGTATTCTTCTCAATCTCTGAGATAAAGTCCATCAATGCGACCTGTTCACCACGACCAATGTTAAAGATTTCACCAGATTCAATATCGGTGTTATCTAAGACCACTTCAACACCATCTAGAATGTCGTCAACATAAGTGAAGTCCCGTTTCATATCACCGTAGTTGTATACGGTAATCTCTTCTCCCGCGAGGATGTTTTTGGTGAAATCGAACAGTGCCATATCCGGACGACCCCAAGGGCCATATACTGTGAAGAATCGAAGACCTACTGTATCAAGACCAGAAGATTGGAACTGACATTCGTTTGCCCACTTGGTGTAACCGTAAGCGTTTAACTGTTTACCATGTTCCTTACCTTCTACCCAAGGAACAGTAGACCCCGCATAAACACAAGACGTTGATGCATAAACGATACGAGTCTCTGGTAAGTATTTCTTACATATATCAATCAAGTTCTGGGTAGCGTCGATATTGTTCTGGTGGTAACTCTTTTCTTTACCCAGAGAGTCGCGCACACCCGCCATTGCAGCGAGGTGAACAATAGTATCTGGTTTAAATTCGCGCAATAACGCTTCTGTTTTTATTTCGTCTCGCAAATCACATCCCCAGATATCAATATCAAAGTGGTTCATACGATCTGCTTTTAACTTATGGTTGTAAAGATGGTCATTAAAATTATCGATACCCTTTACAGTGAGTCCACGTTCCATCAAACGATGAGATAATTGTGACCCAATAAACCCTGCGGCACCTGTTACTAATACTTTATTCATTTAACTATTCCTGTAAATATATTCCAATGCCCTGTCTGCTTCTACAGTCAAGGGTCTGTTTTCATACCAATTACCAGTTTCCCCATCAAACTCACGACACAGATCTGCAATCTGAGTTGAAGTTATAGGATACCCTTTGGCGTAAGCATTGCCTGCAACCGCAAGCATTATCTTATACATCTTAGAATACCAACCGGTTTCACTGATGGTTTGGTACTCAACCGCAAGACGTTTCGGCCAGAATGGGCAGTCACGATAAGACGACCATCTGAAGTCGGTATTATTTAGACCGTCCTTACGATGTTGAATTACAGCCTGCTGCATCTCGATAGGGAGTCTGTCTAGGAAGGTATTGCCCGTCTTCTCGTGGTATGGATGTTTGGCAATCAACTCAGATGTATTGAGTGGGTTGCCTTGATTAGTAATGAAGAAGGATGTCGCATCCGGATACTGAGCAGGGACGTAATACATTCGTGCAAGGTCTTTGGTCTGGGGGTCACCCAGTTCCCCTAGTTCGGTGTTGAGTGCATACCAGAAGGCTTTGATTCGTTCGTTATCGATATATTCGTCTAGTCGAAATACGATTCTAAACTTGAGATGGTCGTCTCTACTTGATGCAGTGTTGTACACAACGTAGTCGTACTGCCCAAAGAGTTTGTGCAACTCTTCGTTAAGGACTCGTACATCACTAGAGAAACCATGATCGTCAACGTCAACGCAACACCACCCACCCCAATAACGAGTAGATTTATTACTGCGCGTCGTATCCACTTCGAAAACAGCAGGACTAACAAGAGGACTAGAATTATTTCCACCTTTCTCACCTTTCTCTTTATACATGTTCTTCAGGACATTTACGAACTTATCCCAATCATCAAGAACCATATGACGATGGGTCTTGTTATCGAACTGGTTTTTAAATATAGTTAATTCGTAATTCATGTAGGCATTATACCATAATATAGTGTACCTGTCAACCGAAGAACTCTTCTAGGGAATTCTTCGATGTTGTGGTGTTAACGTTCTTGCTATTATATTTTATATTGTCTAACTCCAACACAAATTTAGGTTGTTCAGTCATTTTCTTTTTAGGAGCTACGGTTGCATCAAACCATTCTAGAGAATCGTCCTTGGGATACTCGTTCTGTCTCCAATCCATAGGGGACTTCTTTAGGAGTTTCTTTGCCTTCTTATTAAGAGGATAGATGTACCGAAACATATATCCCTTGATTCTCGATATGCCTTTCTGCACCATGAAGTCAGAGGTTAACCAGAACACCTTCTCTTTACCCAATTGCTTGGCATTTTCTTTGCAGAGTTCTTTGGTTGACCTAGGATGTAGTTTCTCACCGTTCTCCATCAGGTAGACATCGGTCAGATACTTCTCACCAAAGTAGAAGTTAGAGGCCTGATAAACATATCCACACTTGCCCATGATACCGTCTGCCATAGTATACAGAAACAGACAGTCAGTGTTCTCTTTCATCCATTTCACGGTGAGGGACATCATCTGAGACTCTGAGTTCTTGGGCATGTCATCGTCCATGCACATCTTACCAATCTCAAAATAGTGTTGAGACTCTAGTCCATCGAACATCTTATTGATAGTACCTTTAGGCTGAGTGCCCCAACCAAGAGTCAACACCCCGCGTAATTCTCCCTCAAGATAAAATCCCAAGTAGTGTTTGGTGAGTCTAGGAAGAACAGGTGAATAGTGATGTCTCTGGATAAAGTCAATTGCAATATCCTTCCTAACACCCTTGCATGTCAAATCAAGTTTCATAATTATATTATATCACAGTAGATGAATGGTGTCAACCGAAGAAGTCTTCCAATGTGGCACGAGGTTCAGAAGACCAACCGACTGCATCAAGAATTGGTTCGAGAGGGTCAATGAAAGTCTTACTGAACATTAAGTCGTAATCGATATACTTACCCAGTCCCAGTTCTTCGGGGAGATGTTGGGGATATGCCACAACGTTTTCACCCAGACGATTCGGCACTTTTAGATAGACGAACTTTACCTTCTCACCAGATTTAACCAGTTCATGTCTATTGCCGAGATTATTCTCCGCGATAAGATTGTTGTAACATAACGCACCACGCACGTGTATAGGAGTACCCTTCTTGTATACAGTCTCTCGGTCTTTCCACTTATCTAGATTAGAGATACCACGGGGCCACGAAACATCTTCGGGAGGCAATGTATTAAACAGAGTCTTGAACTCACGGATAAATCTCTGGGTGGTTTCCTCGGTGCCTTCCACGATAACACGGAAGATTTCTTTCATCTTGTCACGAACAACCGAAGGAGTCGATGACTTGATTGCCTCGATACCCATCATCTTGAGTTTAGGTTCTGCGTACTGGACACCCTCGTTATTATGCACGTTCAGGATATATCGTTTCTTCGCCATCCAGATACCACGGTCTGCGATTACCTCACGACCCATCTCCATGCGATTCTCATACGCACCAGTGACAACTGCCATATCTGCGTAAGATGTTTCCAAAACTTTCTCGAAGTGTTCGGAGCATATCTTGTCTAAGAATTTAACAGGGTCTTTAGGAGCAAACCTATCAACAAGGGAAGACATACGAATGTAAAGAGAATCGGTGTCAATTGCCACAACGTAGTCTTCATCTGTTTTAAGTAGTTTTTGCATTTCATTATTAACAGCCCGTTCTGCCCATTTGATTGCGAGTTGACCAGCAAGAGTAATTGACTCTGCAACCCGCTGATCAAAATATCTGAAATAGCGATTCCCGAGGGCCCCATAAAGTGAATTCATAAGAATCTTAATGGCCATCTGTTGGTTGTCAAGAGATGATATCCTATATGCCAAAGCATTAGTCGGATTCTCCTGATATTCCTGTTGGAGTTTCAACATCTCGATCTTAATAACACGACGTTCCGTGTAGTACTGTTTAATCACCGTAGGAATAACACCCTCTCTATCATGCGAGAAAGCGACTCCAGTTGGCGCTATAGAGAAGTTAGACTCAGAGACCTTGTACGTTCCATCAAGAAACTTATCGACGCTAACACCAGTAGTAATCCCATCGCGCACAGTCTCAGGGGACATATTGTATTGCACAATGATGTTTGGATACAGGGAGTTCAAGTCGAAAGAGGTGACCCAGTCGTGTGACCCAACTTGAGGTTCCTTAACGTAACCGCCTGGATATGAGGTCTTAGGTTTCTCAGATTTGGAAGGGACAACGACCTTCATCTTATTCAGCATACGGTAAATGATGCTGTCCCAGATATTAGTAGTACCAAGAGTGTCACCATAGTTAACACCACCACGATACGCCATGGTGAGTACCAGAGTAATCAAGTCGAGCTTCTCATCGATCTTGTGAACCAACTCCACGTCTTTGATGTTATAGTCGATGAACTTTTGGAAGTCGTTTTCATAAAGAGCGTGGAGGTTTCCGTGCTCCTCATAGGACAACTTACGTTCACCCAAGACAACGTGGGCGATATGGTCTAGACGATAGGATTCTTGTTGACCCAGAGTGTTGAGAGTAAACTTTTTGAAGATTTCGATGTAATCAAGATGTTCTACACCCTCAATCACGTATTCTTGATTGGGACGACCTTGGATAGTGACAGTACGTTCACGCACCGCACCCCAAGGAGATAACCGTTTCAATAACGTGTCATCCCCGAAGAGTTTGAAACAACGGTTAACAATATATGGAATATCGAAGAACCTACTGTTCCAACCTGTCAGAATGTCAGGGGCATAGTGAGACCAGTGCTCAATAAACTTGCGGAGAAGATCCATCTCGTGGTCGCATTTGATATAGAGGACTTCTTCACGAGTGGCGACATAGTCTCCACATGCCCACACCCAGTAGGTACCATCATTCTTGCGCATTGCAATAGAGGTGACTGGATATGCAGCCTTGCCCGGCTCAGGGAAACCGTCCTTACTGTAAACCTCGATATCAATATTCGCAGTCCGGATTAGGTCACGGTCAAAGTTTATTTTATTCGGAAATTGTTCGCCGATATACTGAGCAACGTAATTGTTGTTGCCATATACTTTAAAGTTATGCACATCAGCATACTTCTTGAGAAAGTCAGTCGCATCGGACATAGAGTCCAAGACACACTCAGTGACGGGGAGACCGTCCAGAGTCTTCCACTCAGATTCTTTCTGACTGGTGACATATAGTTTAGGTTGGAATGGAATACGTTTCTTGACCTGCTGGCCGTTCTCGTAACCGCGATATAGAATGTGCTTACCCATACGGATAGCAGAAGAATAAAATTTTGTCATAGAACCCATTATATATGAAAAGGGGGTTGTTGTCAACCCCCTTCGTAATGTTAAAATTCAGAGATGTTAATGAGTTTACCAAGGTCATACTCATCTGAATATCTAGATGTTATCTGTGGAACTATACCGACAACAACGAAGCGTTCATCGTATGAAATCTTATCCTTTAGGTCTACGAAACCTCCAAGGAAACTCTGAACATTTCTGTCCATGAGACGACAACTTTTTTTCACATCAGAACAAAAGTCGTTTATGTCTTTAGTTGCCTTAGACTCACGACCGCTACCAGAGAAAAGAATTACCTTTACGGGTTCTCCTTTGACTGTGGATAGGACTTCGCGTGAAAAGAAACGTTCTGCCGAGTTAGAACCACCCGCAGTCAAAACCTTAACACCCGTAAGGTCATGGCCGTTATTTTCTAACCATTCTATCCAACCTTCACGAGTCTTGACGCGCACGATACCCGACCCTTCTGAACAGGTCGCAATAACCTCATCAACGATACGCGTAATCCAGTGGCCGCCTTCCTTGTAGAAACCGTACATGTTACATTTTCTCACAAAGAAGTCTTCAATATCTTCGCGGGAAAGGTCAACTTCACCCGCAGATACAACATGAACACCCGCGGCAACAAAGTCTTTCCAACCAAGAGTTCCTGCATAGTCATGATTGTTAGAGATTATACCAACACCAATCCTATCAGATAATGGAGTGTCAGTTGGGTTTTCTACGAAGTCTGCGCACGGTATCTCTTTGATACCAAGTTTTGAAGATTCAGACGCACGTGTACGTCCATCTAATGGCGACCTACCATTAATGGTATACATCGGAGGTGCGTAGTTAACGTCCCATCCGCGGCGGTCAAGGGAAACAGAGAGGGGCTCTGCGTCTGGAGTACCTTGATGACGAACACCTAAGTTATCATCAAAAAAGTCTTGTACGGGACGCATGGTCATCCCAACATATGTTAGGTGTGGGTATTTTTCTTCCCAGTAAGATTTGGGGTAAAGTCGTTCTAGTTCTTTCAGTGTTGATTTGGGGCCATTTTCAAAAAATTCATTGTTAGACATAATAGTCTCCTTTAATTGTTTAGACAAAATTGTCCTCTTAATTGGTACACGGTTTGCTCTCGCATTTTGTGTCACCACATGTATATAGTATCAAAGTATCAGGCACCTGTCAACTACTTTATTGCAATCGCACCAACAAATAAATGATTTTGCCAGAACGGTTGAATCTTTGTTGAATCAAAACCAACACTGCAAAGTAGACCCATAAGGTCATTCCAAGTCATTGGTTTCAACATAGTTCGGAGAGTCTTCTCTTTCTCCATAATATCTTCGTAAGTAAAGTGTTGTGCTTTATACTCATAGAACGTAGATGTCAACATATCCTGTATACGAGCATTTTCTGCGTAAGTCTTCTCCGCAAATATAAACGCACCACCTTCATTGAGACCGTCATAGATATTCTGCAACACTTTCTTTCTCCATAAAGGCTGCATGAACTGCAACGTAAAGATAGAGGTTACTAACGAACAGTTCTCGAAGGAATGATGGATTATGTTTTTGTTTTGAAAACAGACATGATGTCCATTTTCATTAAGAGTTTTTTGACGGGAGGCCATTTCTTCCTGAAACACTTCAGCATACTCAACACCACAGTAATGTGCATTGGGTGCAGTAGAGTGATTCTGTTCAATCATCGCTTGAACGGTCTTACCTGTGCTACATCCGATATCAACTACCTTAGTATCATTCTCTACGAAGTAATGAGATAGTTTTACTACATCATCATGTAGTGTGGAGTAGTGACGAATCGAGGCGTCGATATGATTGTCGAATCCTTCCTCACGGTGACCGAAGGTAAAATCTCTATGAGTAGTTCTTTCTCTATCTTTCATTATATACCTTCAATACATTATCATAGACTGACTCAGCAATCTGTTTCATCATTAATGGTGGTACCATACGTCCAATACGTTCTGCCTTTTGGTTCCACTTACCCGTGAGTTTAAAATCATCAGGAAGTGACATTATACGCTTTAATTCGCCTAGTGTCAACTTTCTTGGTTCACTCCAGTGGAATGCACCCGCAGTTGTGTCACCGTTACCCATCGCGGTCAATGTCGGTGCAGGGACTTCAAGAGAAACTCGTTTGAGATTGAAGTGGTGGCCTTTGGGATGGTAGTCCATACCAGACAGCACTTTCTTAGGGAACGTCTCCATCTTAGAACCAGTTTGTTTCCAGTATGCAGTTCGTTCAAACTTCTCAGTGAGATACTTAACTTCTTCATCATCATACTCTAGGTCAATCAGAGCATCCTTGAGAGGGATTGCTGTGCGGGACGGTGTGGGGAACAAGTGGTTCATAGTCAAGAAGTTCAGACCCACTTCATCCGCAACGTCTTGGCGTACCGCAATAAAGATAACACGAGAACGTGTTTGGGAGACACCGTAGTATCGAGAATCCAGCACTTCAGATACGACTTCATACCCGATATTCTCGAACTCATTAAGTATACGGTTGTAGTACTCTTTAGCCTCACCGATGGTCAGACCCTTAACATTCTCTGCAATGATGACCTTGGGTTGAATATCATTAGCGACACGTAAGAACTCAAAGAACAGGTCTTCAATATTCTCTACAATTTTACCGTCACTGTACGACTTAGTCTGTCCCCACCCGTCAGAGTGTTTGCCTTCAGATGAATGAGACAGTTTACCCGCGACAGAGAACGCGGAACATGGAGGCGACCCGTCGAGAATATCCAACTCACCCTTCTCCAAACCAACGAGGTCTAGGAAATCTTTACCAGATAGTTGTTTGATGTCGTCGGGTAGGATAGGTGTGTCGGGGTAGTTTTCTTTGTAAGTTACACGTGCCTCTTCGACAAACTCATTAATCGCGAGGATATCAGCACCTGCGAGACGGTAACCTGTGGAAGAACCACCACCACCAGCGAACGTGCTGATGACTTGGAATTTCTTCTGTGATGCCGAATCGTAAACATCTTGCAGATTGTATGGTTGATAATTCATAATATACCTTTACTGTATGTGAAACATTATACAGTATATAGCACTGCGTGTCAACCCCTTTAATCGATTATTTTAAAGAATTTATGACGCGTCCAAGGTTGTTCTCGTTTCTTGTCAGTGTAGCCATGGTGGTCTTGAGTCACACAAAGACGTTTTGAAATCAACTGGGTAGTTGGATTTGGTATCCCCGTTTTATGTTCATCCTTTCGATTGAAGTAAACTCCAATGTCGCGACCAACACCTATTGTATCACATTCGCTCCAAGGATGCAAGGCAGTATTACGAATTTCGTAATAATTTATTTCTGGGAGTTCTAGGTGCCGAGTGGTGAATGTTCTGAAAAGACGTTGAAGGACACAGTAGGGCCCGCAGTTGATGGGAAAGTTTTTCTGAGTCATCATGTAATGTCCCCAGTGGGCAAACGACTTATCCATGCAGTACATACCCATAAACAGTCCGATGTTCGCGTAGAGAGTGGTCTCTGCATACTCAGAGAGCATTTTAAATGCTTCATATCTCTCTTCGAGTAACCAAGTGTCGTGTTCCATAATCCAGAATTTTTCGTCTGACTCACCTTGTTGACGCATTAGTTCCCAGTGAGAACACATCCCCGCCTTCTCTGTAGGCGAGTGGTCGTCCTTACCGTTACCGGAAAGTATGTCTAGGGTCATCAAACTTTTTGACCAAACGTACTTGTCTACGTGCTCTTGGAAGTTTTCGGAGTTTGGGGTAATCGCATCGAAGGTCTCGATGGAATCGATGTAGCCATCATCAATGGCTCGTTGGAAAGAACGTCGAGAGAGATAGGCATACTCCTCAGACCGTTCATCACCTTTCATAACAATTTGTAGTGCTTTCATATTATCCACGAAAAAGGGGGATTTGACTCCCCCTCATTTATTACTGGACTAATGGTTGTAGACAGATGAACATGGTATATGCCACGGTCACTATCGCAAAAGTCAAGGAAACGTCATCGAAACTAGGTTTGGCCCTGTTCGATTTACGCACTCTTTCCTTCAGTCTCATTTGTTCTCTCCTCGTTTAACAGTTGAGGTCTAGGATTAGACCCATTGATTGTTATTTGACGAGGCTTCTGACTCTCAGGGATGACGACTTCCAAATTTATGGCTAGTAGTCCTTGTCTGAAATCAGCTCCCATTACTTCAACATACTCCGACAGCCGGAATTGTCGTTCGAATCGTTTTTGTGATATCCCTTTATGAATATACTCTCTTCCCGTATCTTTATGCCGCCCTCGGATGGTCAGTGTTCGGTTCTTTACTTCAATGTCGAGCTCTTCTTCGCTGAAACCAGCTACTGCAAGTTCGATTAGGTATTGATCCTCACCCGTCTTCAGAATATTATGCGGAGGGAATGTGTCGCCCGAGTGCCGCGAGATACGATCCAAGTCATCAATCATGGTATCAAAACCAACGAATGCTGAACGAGGGAATATTGTTTTTGCTGTTAATGTCATGCTGTTAACTCCTAATTAGTTAGCAAGTTTAAAATGGATGCCCGACCAATTCGGCACATCCGGTACTATATATACAAGTTATATCTTTGAAAAAGAAAATAACTAAAAATCATTTCCTTCTTCGGGGGTATCTTCAGCATCGATGTTAATTATAGGTACTGAAGCATCAACCAACACAAGTTTTTCTTTCTCTAACATGTCGATTATTTCTAACGTGACCTTTATATCCATCTGAACGTAAGACATTCTTCTCTCACAATCTAATAGATGTTCACGATAAAATTCTAATTCTTTCTCTTTTACTAGTTTCTTGGTATGAATCTCTGCGATAGAAACTACATTGTTTTTCTTACCAACCATCACCAATCCTCAGTAATACATTGATGGGTCAGGAGTTCCCTCTACACCAAAGGAAAAGGAAACACGAGATTCGCGGGGCATGACCTGATGGTGAGTACCTCTCGGAAGGTACACGTACATACCTGGCTCAAAGTCAAAAGGTTCGTTATCATTAATACCTTCTACTTTTAGACCGACTGTGCTGATAACTTGGACGAGAAAAACGTCCATAGAGTCTTTGTGCCAAGGGTATGAACCACTCGCACGACCAAAACCACTGAATGCAATGTTAGTAATCTTGTTGGCGTGGAGAGTGAATACCTCTTGCATCTCTTCATAAATGTTCTTAGCAAACTCCGGTGCACTACCGCGAGAGTGAAAAGAATTTAATCCAATACGCATTTTATCCGAATTACGATCATATAGGTCATTCGGATGAGAATCCATCATAGCCATGAATTCATTCCAATTGTAAGTCGACCCCATATCAAATGGAAGCCGACCTACAAATGGGGTCTTTGTTCTTATCTCTTCATCTTTATCTTCAAATATACCATAATAATTATCTGACATCAGCTATTACCAATATTATATTTTGGTTGTAATGTCCAGTTGGACTTATCTTTATATGAGATGATTTTAATCTGTCTCATCGGGGCGCAATCTTTTGCGACCTCTTTATTGACTATAGTCACCAGTCCCCAGTCTGCAAGTAACGTGGCGATAGTATTACGTCTTTCCATATCAGACGTTTCTAGATTTGATTTCTTACCGTCCAGTAAGAACAATTCCTTGAAATGAACGATGAAGTACCTACCCTGCTTATGAAGGATATGGCACGATTGGTATAGGGTATTATCTCTCCGAGACGCAACACCAATACGAGTTAGGGTTTCTCTGACTTTTAGAAAGTCGTCTGGTTCTGACAGGACTATCTCCAACATCATGTCAGAATTCCATTGAACGAGATTATTCTCTTCCACCTGTGGACACCTTATGTTTAATGGTTTTTATTTGTGATTCCGTTAAGAGCCCGATAACTTGTTTTGCCTTTGACTCACTATAACCAAAATATATTTTGACACAGTCCAAGTCTGCTCTTTCGTCAGGTTTATCCCATTTAGAGAATCGTTTCTTCTTACGTATAATATTTATAAGAAAATCGTATTGTAACTTGTCATCTAAGTGGTGAAATTTATTCATTTCATTGGATAAAAATACCGTATCCGGAAAATAGGATAGAGACCGATTAACGACGAAACCATTATAGTATTTAACGTTGTCTTCGTCTTGGTCAATTAGATTCACCTTAGTGTCGTTTATACTCTTCAGGAAGTCGAACGGACTTAGTTTAGATTTTGTCATCAAGTTTACACCATCCATTTTCATAATCCTTTACATACAGCTGTTCGATTCTTTTGCGTTGTCTATCAGTCAATAAACTATTATAAACTTTCATTTTGGATTTATTGTCGTGAATATCTAACACGTCTCCCGAAAATCCAAGGTCAGCCGCATCGTTCAAGAATACCATAAGTCGCGACAGTTCGTCAATATATACCACCATGTCATACTCTTCTGGCTTTCCCATATACCAAGACTGGGTGTAAAAATGATTGTTTTTCAACGTCCCATCTTCTATATGGTCAAGAACTTTATCTAGTTCTCTATCCATAGAGGGTAGTTCATCGATTCTACCCTGTCTAATATATTCAGCCTGATTTGCGACGATATACTCACACGCGGAACGAAATCGAATAACTGGGTCGCGACGTACAGCAATGCGATAACTACCTTTGCGAAACGGGATATTAAACTGGTCTCCGAATTGTCTCACTTTTATTATACGGTCAACACGACCAATATATTCAGATACCCCGCGATTTAATCTATGTAGTTCCTTCAATGAAGACATGCCGTTTTTAGGGCAGAGCCTCACATCAATGTTATTTGGAAAATACAGCACATTGTCTGCCGGAGACATCTCATAATATTTTGTGTTATTAATCACGGCTTGACTTCCACGTTGGCCATCACCTCAGTAAGACAAGCGACTAGATTCAGTTCGTGGTCTGCAACAAACGCATTCTTGTACTGGTAATCCGCAAGAATAAGAACCAATTGTGGAATACTATTTGGTGCAACGTGGTCATACATTTTATCGTAGATACCACGGTAGATAGATGCGGGTTCTAGGTCAATGTGGTTAACAACCCATGACCGCATATTCTTGAAATTCTTGTCTCTAATAGCACGGAACAATTGAGTGTAACTATCGGAAATATCATTACCAGAGACATTAGGTATATTAAGTGTTCCGGAGAGAGACCCCTTCTGACACTCATTAAGTACTCGACGCCAATCTGGGGCGTGTTTCATTATTACCTGTGCAACGACATTCTTATCGAACTCCACGCCTTCTTCTTTCAAGATTCCTTGGAGACGCTGCATGAACCCACCGCATAGCGAGGTCATAGTTTTCTTATTGAAGTTAAAGGTGTATTTAGAACACCTTGAGTGTAGAGGTTCGATGATACGGTTCTCGAAGTTACATGTCATAATGAAACGACAGTTGTTAGAGAACTCTTCGATGAACCCACGGAGAGCAGGTTGCGTCGATTGTGGATTTAGGTAATCCGCCTCGTCGAGGATAACCACCTTATAACCGCCGGACAGAGACACAGACGATGCGAACTGTTTAATCTTTCCGCGCAGTGTGTCAATGTTACCTTCTTCAGACCCGTTGACTACGATATAGTCTAGGTCAAGTTCCTCACATATCGCACGTGCGACTGTGGTCTTACCAGTACCGGCAGTGCCGGTGAACATCATGTTGAGGATTTCTCCACCATCCACAATGTTTTGAAATGTTTGTTTGAGGTCATCCGGAAGGATTGTTTCTGAAACTTTCTTCGGACGGTACTTCTCGACCCACAAAAACTCATTGCTCATGTATTACTCCATAATATAATTAATCTTTCAATGGGGGTATTATACTACATTACTCCCCTCATGTAAACAAACTTTGTACTTTTATTTAGTCGTAAAGGTCAAGTTTTTCCCATGGTAAGTAGGATTTACCAAAGTGTCCGTAGTTAGTGGTCAAATTTAAGTTCAAGTTAAAGAGGTTGAATCTATCAATAATGCCTCTAGGGGTTAGGTCAACCCTATCCAGAATCCATTCAACAAGGTCTGGACGCACTTTACCGTCAGCATATACGTAAACACTAGTCGGTTCTTTGACGCCTATGGCATAACTTAACTGCACCGTACAGTTATCAACACCTTTATTTACAACGATATTTTTTGCTAGGTAACGTGCCATATATGCACCAGAGCGGTCTACTTTAGTACAGTCCTTACCACTGAATGCACCACCCCCGTGTGGACAGTAACCCCCGTAAGTATCAACGATAATCTTTCGACCAGTAACACCCGCATCACCATCAGGGCCTCCGATGATAAACTGTCCGGTGGGATTAATAAGATATTCAGTATCATCGTCCACCCAGTCGTTCAGAAGTCTTTTGATACATGTTCTTAAAACGGTTCGTACAAGTTCTATGTCTTGGTCTGCGGTATGCTGAGCACTACAGACCACCTTAGACACTCGCACTGGTTGTCCTATATCAGAGTAGTCTACAGAGACTTGCGCCTTCGCATCAGGGCCGAAAGGTAACGCAGCAGTAATTTCACGAAGTATACTATGACTGAGACTAATTGCAAGAGGCATATAGTCATCAGTTTCATTAGTCGCGTACCCAAACATAAGTCCTTGGTCACCCGCACCGAAGTCATCGGTTCCTAATGCGATATCGGGCGACTGACCGTGCAGTTCGTTATAGATCTTTAAAGTGTTCCAATTAAAACCGTCTTGCTCATATCCAATGTCTTTTACGACACCTCGTACAATTTGTGCAATGACATCTTTATTGAACTTGTCGCTCTTGTACTCCCCAGCAAGGGTTACCATGTTAGTCGTAACTAGGGTTTCAACTGCGGCACGATTATGGATGTTATTATCAATTAAGTAGTGAGCAACCGCATCAGAGATTGCATCTGCAACTTTATCCGGATGTCCAGCACTCACACTTTCGCTTGTAAATGTATATGCGGTGTCAGAGTAGACACCAGATGATGTAGAAGTCATAACTCACCGTATTCATAATATATAAAATGGAGCCCTCACCACGATTCGAACGCGGGACATCTTCATTACAAGTGAAGTGCTCTACCAACTGAGCTATAAGGGCATTTACTTTCTATTGGGTCTACCGTTTCCGGTATTCTTCTTTCGTTTTTCTGAGTAAGACCTTACTATGTATATTCTCGTAAAGGCGACAACAGAGAACCAACAAGTAATTATGTTGGAAATCCAGAATGGGTCTGTTATCTCCCACTCACCTACAATCAACCACAAAAAGA